GATGAATCGCTATACCATGAAGAAGGTACACTTCACTAGGGGATTACAGAAGGTCAATGAACTGGTTATCCGTACTGCTGCTATCTTTGAGCCTCAGTTACTGGTGTTCGATGCTTCCGTCTCTGAATTGCCAGAGAAGGACAACGCTATTGAACTTGATCCCACAGACCCTCTCACCTACATGACAACCGTCCACTGGCCTGATCCGTTGCCAGTTGACGTACTGATTGCCTTGAATGAAATCCAAGCCAAACTTGCTCTTGGTCTTGAGTCCAAGCGTGGAGCACTCCAGATTCTCGGGGAAGAGTTCCCGAATGAGAAGATGGCTGAGGTGTTTGAGGAGCAGATGGAAGATGCTATGGATGCTGGCACGTTGGAGATGTTCAACGCCCAGATCATGCAGGCCGTTTTTGCCGCCACTGGAATGCTACCCCCCGAAGGGGCGCAACCTCCCGGCGGAGCGTCTACCGGAGGGGACGATGGTGGGGGGATACTCCCCGGCGTTGCTGCCCCCGGTGCGGACGCAGGGTTGTTAGACAACTTGATTCAGCGGGCATACGGGGCGAGGTTCGCCCAGCGTCGTATTCCCTCAGACGAAGAAGCATAAGTAGCATTACTCTAGTTATCAATCGCCAAACCAGAATGGAGAATAGTTATGGCTAAGACACCTACGGACACCACTGCGCCTGAAGCCCTCGCCGGGCTAGTAGTGTTGCCCCCCAGTCAGGAAGTTACTGACAACACTGAGGTTACCGAGACTGCCTTTGCAGTGGGTACCGAAGAGTCAACCTCTGCTCGCACATTCACTGAAGAGGATGTAGAGCGTATTCGTACTCAGGAGAAAGACAAGTTGTACAAGAGGCTTGAGGACTCTGATGGACGAGTCAAGACACTTGAAGACCAACTGAACATTCTTAATGTTGAGAGTGATGCGAACAGGTCAGAGGCCGCACGTTTGGCTAAGACTGAGTCCGATGCCCTCAGGAGGCGCGAAGAGGAAGAACTGAGCGCTAAGGATCTAATCGTTAAGCGCGAGACCGAGTTTGACGAGAAACTCAAGGTCGTGGAAACAGAATGGGAGGGACGCCTCGCCAAGATCGAAGAGGAGCGTGCCACCCAATCAGCGATGTTGGAGAAGGAACGACGGTACCGTGAACTGGAGACTTATCTTGGACGACGTATGTCCGAAGAAGAGGAATACATCATCCCTGAACTTCGGGATCTTGCTTCCGGTACTACCGAAGAAGAGATTGATAACTCTATAGCGGTACTAAGGGAACGTAGTAGTGCTATACTGGAATCAATCCAGCAGTCTGCTCAACCGAGTGGATTGCGGGGGTCGCCGGTAACGGCTCCCCCGGTTGGGCCAATGGAAACTCAGACGGAGCAGCAGACATTGTCAGCGGAGGACATCCGTGATATGCCGATGGAACAGTACATGCAAATGCGGGACAGGCTCCTGAAGGCGCGACCCTCACAAGGTCGCTTTTAACAACATAAAACCATAGTCCCCTAACGGAGGAAACCCCAACAATGGCACTACCCGCACCGTCGGGTGGTTCGATTACGACGGCTGCTGACCAGTCTTCGCTAACCGGCTACTCGTCAGATACAGCGCTGACCCCAGCGATACAGACTATCTGGAGCAAGGAAATCTTGTTTCAGGCTATGCCTGTACTCCGCTTTGAGCAGTTCGCTGTCAAAAAGACGGAACTTGGCGTCATGCCGGGTCTCACCGTCAACTTCATGCGTTATACCAACCTAGGAGTCGACCAGAATGCTGGTGCGACACTGACGGAAGGTACCCGTATGGAGCCTTCGGCCCTTTCGGCCAGCCAGATCCAGATTGTTGTTTCTGAGCGTGGTCAGGCCATTTCAGTGACTGAGTTGCTGCTCAACGCTTCATTCGATGACGTTATGGCGTCGTCGTCCCGTCTCCTTGGCCGTCACATGGCTCAGTCGATGGACATTGAAGCACGTAACACCCTGTACAAGGCCGGTATCCCGTTCGGCGGTGGCTCGGCGGTTGCTCCGTCCATCACCTTCGGACGTACCAAGGCTTCTGGTGCCCGCACCACGGTTTCGCCATACGATGGCGGTACCATTGGTACAGCGGCTTCACCGGGGTACCTCTCCCCCACGACTATCAAGGATTCGGTTGAGATCCTCGCTGCGGAGAACATTCCGCGACTGGGTGACACCTACGTCTGCTTCGTTCACCCGTCGCAGAGCCGCTCCCTGCGTGACTGGCCCGAGTTCATTGAGGTCACGAAGTACGCCGCTCCCGGCAACTTCATGCTCGGTGAGATCGGTCGCCTGTACGACGTGGTCTTCATTGAAACCACTCAGGTTTCTAAGGGACTTGATGGTACTGCCGCAGGTTCGGCTCTCTCAGCCCTCTCGGGGTTGGATACCGACGCTGGCACCTCTGGCCTTCAGGAGAACGTCAACGCTTACAACGCCGTTATGATCGGTGACAACGCCTTCGGGCAGGCCATTGCCCTGCCGGTTGAGTTGCGCGATGGTGGCGTGATCGACTTCGGTCGTGAGCATGGCCTCGCTTGGTATGCCATCTGGGGCTTTGGTGTCATCACCAGTGAGTCCCGAGTCATCATCAACACCCTTGGTGGTGCAATCGCCTAGTTGCGATTTGCTATAGTGTTGTGGGGGGTTGGGGTCTACGAGCCCCGCCCCCCTGCTACACATACACCCGTCGGAAAGGTTTAATACAACATGGCTGATGAAATCGAAGTAGAAGAAGTAACACCAACGAAGGTCCCTTCCAAGAAGAAGGCTGCTGCTGCTGCCAAGAAGGCAACTCCAGTTATTGAGGAGGAGCCGGTAGCAGAGGTGGTTACAGAAACCGTTACCGTAGAGGCTGAGACGAAGAAGGCCCGCGTCAAGGGAACTTGGCGCATGTACTTCTCGGGTCAGGTCTACGACTTTACCGATGGGGAGTCCTATGACCTCCCGCCAGACCTGTACAACTACCTGCGTGGGAGCGGAAACATCTACGATACTCTCGCATGAGGTAGGACATGGCCTTTACGATACCTAACCGGCCAGATACCGTTGATGCCGATCAGGCAGAACCAGACAAGGGTGACTTCCAGTCCCTTGGCTACCAGAAGTCGGGAGTGTTGAGTGGTGGTGCTGTAACAAACAGTGCTACTAATACCGTAACCGCTGCTGCGGTGAGCGGTTACCTCAACGGTGAGTACTTTAGCATCACAGCAGACACCGTTCTGTCTATGTCTGCCCCGGCTACGGGGAACGCCAAGTTCGTCCTGATTAGTGTACAGAAATCAGGGGGAGTTTTCAGTGTGTATGCCCTACAGGGCACCACTGCCAACAACGGGGAGAGCGCTTCAAACGCTAGGTTCCCCGACTTCGACAGCACCACCGACCTGCTTCTGGCTACTGTCTACTACGCTTCCGGTGACACAGGCATAAACGCTGCTGCCATCGTTGACAAGCGTGTGTCCATCCTCCCGCAGGCCAACCCCACGGTAGTCACGTCCACGCCCGGTTCTGCTGTGGGTACTATCGGTGAAATACGCATCGACTCTAACATGACCGAGGCTACGGGTCAGACCAGAATCTATGTTAAGACTGATGCCACAACGTGGACCAACCTTGGGGCCGCTAGCGGTGGTGGCACCACTACTGAAGAAGTACAGGACATCGTCGGTGCCATGTTCACTACCGACGCCACCCACTCTGGTATATCAGCCATCTATGATGACGCTGGTGGTGGAGTTGACCTGACGGGTTCTACAGAATGGAATCTCACGGTTGCTGGGAGTACCGAGAACATCGGTGGGTCCGATACGGTAGCGATAAACGTATCCAGTGACGCTGAGATCAGCCTGTCCCACGCTAACGGCACGATCACGATTAACGATGAGTGGCCCCGCACCCGGACCCTCACCAACTCAGCAGGGGCCACCAAGGACGGACACTACCTCGTATCAGACCCGTGGGGTTACGAGTGGGCCTTCACCAAAGATCAGTTCATTTACACCTCGTTCGTCACTGCGTCCATCTGGCCCAATACAACCAACACTTGGACTTGTGGGGGTTGGAATAACAGATGGTCAGGCGTGTACACCAACGTGTCTTACTATCAGTCTACTAGTGGCTACTCAGATAGAGACTTAAAGCAAGACTTTGAGGCAGTTCCCGGCCTCAACTTTGTCAATGGGTTGCTGCCTCAGTCTTACACCTTTAGGAATGACCCAGCAAGTCGCCGCTGGGGAATCGTGGCACAGGATGTTGAGGCACTCTGCGCCGAGCAGAGTGTTGCAGACAACAGTTTGGTTACGATAGATGAGGGAGGCTTCAGGAACCTAAACTACATAGACTTGCTTGCTCCGGTAGTCAACGCCATTCAGGAACTGGCTGCACGGGTGGAGGCCCTTGAGAATGGCTGACCTCCCCAAGCCTGACAGTACCTATTCTAACGTCCACGTAACAGCAGTTCGTCGTATAACACCTGCTCGCATTAGCGACAAGTTTCCCGCCATAAACCAACCCGGACAGGATTCCGTACCCGGAACAGACTCGGCCGGTTAGTAGTACAATGGTGCTATGGCCGCGCTGACTGACGTTGAAACCACAGCGAGGAACTACCTGCGGGACTTCCCACGGTTCTTCCAGTTGGATTTTGGGGCCACAGGGCGCACCTTCGACCTAGGTCACCCCAACATTGATGCAACGAAACTATGGGTAGCAACCTATGTCAGTGGTACGACGACGGAACTTACTACTAGCCAGTATTCCCTTGATGATAGGAACGGTTTGCTACGTCTGGCGGCTGCTCAGGCGACAGGTACGCAACTCCTGATAGAGGGCTACCACTTTGAGTGGCTACTACCCGCAGACCTGACCTTCTATGCCAAACTGGCCCTGAATCAGCACATGCACACGATGGACATGGACAGGGAGCAGTTGTCAGCGGTAGTCAAGGACGTTATCGGCATTGACGCCATGATTGAGTCCCTCTGGGGACTGATGACTGAGTACAGCAGGGACATCGACGTTACTACGTCTGAGGCCGTCCACATTCCTGCCTCCCAGCGTTTCCGCATGGTCCAGCAACTGCTGACGTACTGGACCGCAGAGTACGAGAAGAAGGCCCGTGCTCTCAACATCGGTCTGGACCGCATTGAGGTCTTCAACCTGCGGCGCACCTCCCGCACCACCAACCGGCTGGTACCGGTCCAGAAGTCCCGTGAACTGGGTGACTACGGCCCGATTGAGCGCATCTACTCCCCGATTGATGACGGCCAGATCGTCATTGCTGAGGAGCAGGATGACCTACGCACTGACGTGTTCATCGACGGTGATCCTCCTGAAGGGTATGTCACAGGCATTAGGTATCTCTAATGACTAATGTGCGTCGTGAGGCAGACCACATTTGGGACACCTACCGGAGGTACCACCGTGAAACGGGGGAGTCACTCGTCTGGTATGAGTTGCAGCCCTTCGGGTCCACAGCAGCCACTGACAGTCTGTACGACGATGTGTACGACGAGGGTCTGGCGTCTACAGGCGGATTGCGGTATCAAGCCGGAGTTGTTCTCCCGGTAATACAGATACAGGAGACCGAAGACACCAAGAGGGCTCAGGCCGACGGGCGTCTCGTCGTTCAGACCGCCATCGGGGTCCTCTCGGTCAAGGACATGCGAGATGCTGGTATTAGTGACGTTACGGAGTACCGCAAACACCTAAACGATATGTTCTTCTACGATGGTCGATACTACTCAGTGACTGGCTACCGGTCCCGTGGACGTGTCCGAGACGAACTGATCATTGGGTTTGAGGGTATGGAGAAGTACATGGATCAGGAGTTCACCCATGACCCCGGACCTACCGTAATCCCTGAAAACGCCTACGCTTGGCCCGCTACTTTCCCATCTTAAATGGTGTATCATTAGTACAGGACTTAGCGAGCGCTAGGTCCTCTCAGATGCCCAGAGTACGTAAGGAGAACGTATGGCTCAGTTTAATGCCCCGTTCTCAACGGCCTCTGGTAGAACGCATGGCCCCAGTCTCGTAAGTGGAATACCGTCGGTCATCCAGTATGCAAAGGCTATGCTTGAGTCTTTCCCCAGCACTTACGCTATGGCTGTCAACGTCGCCTTAGAGGATCACGTCAGTACTGCTCGTAAGGAGTTGGAACATGACACTGAGTACAGCGATCTCTCCGAGTACTACGATGTTGTAGGGGAAGTAGGAGACGACGGAATCGAACTGGAGTTCGGGTTCTTTAAGGTCCCCGACAACTTGAAGGGGTTGGTTTCACGCATGGAGTTCGGGGATGCGAACCATCCCCCACGAGCCTTTGTTCGTCGTACTGTCTATAAGGGCCTTGAGGACATCGTTAAGGACATCAGCACCACGGTGAACGTCACCTTTGGTACGGAGGTTGACTATGCCTGATCGTTCCGGGTTCCTGCTGGCTGAAGATCAAGCCCTGAAGACCAAGTTCTCTGGTATACAGTTGGTTGATGACCGAGACAGTACTCGTGACGTGTCGGTGTTCTTCCGGTATCCCGAGGGGGAGACTGAGAAGAAGTTTCCGTTCATCACGCTGGAGATGTTGGACATCACCCACGCCACTGTGCGTCAGCATTCCGATCAGAACATCTACTCGTATGTGTCCGACAGCCCCCCATCGGGACAGCCGTCAGGGCATTACAGCAGCAATGGTCCAGCCTCCTTTGCCTATTGGCCCAACACTACTACTGACGTGTCCACGTTGACGTTGGATAGCAACAGCGCCGGAACTAGTCCCTTTGTAACCGCCTTGGAGCACATTCCTGTGGATCTGTTGTATCAGGTCACCACGTTTACGCGCTCGGCGCTACACGACCGTGCTCTGCAATCACACATTCTTACCAAGATCGCTCCGTTTAGGCGAGGTTATCTTGACGTAGGAATAGACGGCACCCAGCGCCACATGGCTTTGCTGGATTGGCGTAGTGCAGACATGCTGGATGAAGAAGCAGGCTTTAAGAAGAGGATCTTTAGAAAGGTGTACACCCTTTCTATAACGTCGGAGATACCAGCAACTGCTTTGGCAGGGGTTGGGCAGGTAACTACGCAGGCTGAGATCATTTTCAAAGATAAGATTGAACTAGATGTCCTGTCTTAAACTCGTAACCCACCGTTAAGGAGAAAACGTAATGCCATCCTATTCACGCCCCGGCGTATACGTCAATGAGGCCCCGCTAAAGGCCGTCGTTGAGAACCGCCCCGGTCGTACCACAGCGTCCTTCGTAGGTCTAACCACACGGGGACCCATCGGGAAGCCCGTGTTGATTAACTCGTGGCAATCCTATGTGAGTGTCTACGGGGACATCAACGCTTCATATGAACTGGGGTACTCTGTCTACCAGTTCTTCTCTAACGGGGGAGTTGAGTGCTACGTAGTTCGTGTGCTCACCAACTCCGTTGTGGTGAACACAGCCGCACTTCTTGCTCTTACTCACGGCAGCAGCCAGTCACTGTTTACTGCCACGTCAAAGTTGGCTGGGGTGGACGGCAACGAGATCACCCTTGTTGTTACCAAGAACTCCTCCAACCCGGACAGCAGTACCACTGGCGGCTCAGGTATCTTGGACGTGACTGTCAAGTACAAGGGCGTCACCAAGGAGACCTTCACCGGGCTCACCTTCTCCAACAACGATGGTGCAACGTCTGCCACGGTAGTGGTAAACCACGCTGTGAGTGGCTCCCAGTACATCACCATCTCGGCACAGCCTACTGACTCCAACGTCACTGGTGCCAAGTTCAACACCGCCTTTACCGGTGATGTTACCTACACCTTGGCTAGTGGTGTCACTGGTGGAACGGCTGCCAAGGCCACAGGCTATGTCCAAGGCATCACCGCCAACGTAGCAGCCAACTTCTTCCTGCTCACTGCTGAGAACAATGGTGCGTGGGGTGATGGCCTGACCGTAGAGATTGCAGGCGGTCTTGAAGGAGCCACCGCAACGTCGTATGGCACGTTTACGATGATCGTCAAACTGGATGGTGCTGAGAAGGAGAGGTGGACTGAGATATCTATCGACACCACCCATAACCGCAACGTGGAGAGTCTTGTGAACAACTACTCAGACTACCTGCGTGTTTCCGCTTTGGTGGCTCCTACCAAGTCCACCACCACGAAGGTCACCGATGGTACGTACACCATCATTGGTGGCTCTGACGGTACAGCAGTTGTCTCTGGTGACTACACCACGAATATCGCCTACTTGGATCAGGTGACTGGTGACCTGCTCATCAACCTGCCGGGTGTGTCTGCCTCGTCCGAGGTAAACGCTGCTATATCTTATGCGGCTAACCGTGGAACGGGGTTCGTGATCATTGACGCGGACACCACCAAGACGACAGCAGCCGAGGCACTCGCTGTTGTGGCCCCGTACACCAACAGTGGTTATGCTGCGGTTTACTACCCCGGTGCCACAGTTGCAGACCCAACCAAGACCGGCCCAGCCGCCCTGCGTACTTCCCCTCTGGGTGGTGCTGTTATGGCGATCTACGGTAAGACTGAGAGGATGTACTCGGTGGCTAAGGCCCCCGCTGGCTTCAATCTTGACCTAGCCAACGTCTTTGGTTTGGTGGCTAACTACACCGAGGCCGACGAGGGCACGCTATACGACGCGAACATCAACCCGATTAGGTTGGTTCCGGGTACAGGTGCCATCATCAATGGTACTCGTACTCTCGCAGTAACTTCCCCGTCCAAGTACATTCCGATCCGTCGGACCCTGAACTTCGTCAAGGCTCGTATCAAGGAGATTTCTTCATTTGCAGTGTTTGAGCCCAACGATGCCAACTTGCGGCAGAAGGTGATCACTGTCATTCAGCAGGAACTCAGGTCCTTGTGGGCCAAGGGTGGGTTGAAGGGCGCAAACGAAAGTCAGGCGTTCTACGTAACCTGCAACGCCTCAAACAACACAGTGTCAACCATCGGTAACGGTGAGTTGCACGTTGAGGTCGGACTGGCCCTCCAGTACCCGGCTGAGTACATCATTGTGAACGTCAGTCAGTGGACCGGCGGCGCTAACGCAGTAGAGACTCTCTAGGAGGAGAAATAAATGCCCGTTATACGTACAGACCCATTGCGGAACTTTAAGTTCCGTGTGCAAATCATCCCACAGGCTGACAGTGGCCTCAATAAGATCAACATGGCAGCAGGTATGAACAATCTAGGGTTCGCCCAGATGTCCGGTATCGCTGTCACCAATGAGGTTATCCCGTATAGGGAGGGTGGGATGAACACCCACCCACACAAGATGGTCGGACAGTCGGACTTCGCTCCGGTGTCCTTGGCCCGTGGCGTGTTCCCCGACAGTGGGGGCAAGTCACTGAGCAAGTGGCAGGAGTTCATGCACACTTGGCAGGGCGGTCAGGAGAATGGTGCTGGAGTTCAGGACTCTACGGCCCCGCAAGGTGGTGCCGGGATACAGTCGACGGTCAGCAACTCAGAGTACCGCTGCACTGTCAACGTGTGGGTGTTTGATCACCCGGTCACGTCTGGCACCTACCAGTATGACACGGACCCGTCCGCAGGAATAACGGGTACAGACCTTCCTGCGAA